CACACGGATCGCCTGAAACCGCAACTGTGGCTCCTGAAAACGCGACAAAAGCAAATCTGCTAAGCCCGCAACAGTATCCGCATCATCAATCAGCGTGTCCACCGTCAATTCTGAAATCCCATACCGGGTTTGCGAAAGTGCGCCGTTAGCGACAGCCGTAGACGAAGGGCTCGTAACTGTCACCGAGTTGTGAAGTTGCTCCGTTCCGTAATCCAGCGCTGCGGGCGCGAAGGGGATACCAGTGCCATCATCCGCAAACACCGTAACATTGTCTACAGTCGGAGTCGTCAACCGGTCAACAAAAGCAACACGGCCAGCCTTATCCATAAACAATAGTCCACCCTCAGACTGCTCCACCTTCTGCAAATACGACAAAACATTACCCTCGAACACATCGGCACCGAGCTCGGAGTTTCCCGCATCAATAACACGCTCCCCGAGAGGCCAATCCACTGACGGCTGAGAAAGCACCGCATCCACTCGGGCACCAGTCAACTGAGCCACAGCAGTCCCCGGAGTCAACTCCTGCTGGGCCAAGAATGTGAAACCATCCGCAGCCTCCAACGAAGCCGACTGCCGACCATTCGGTTCAAAGTTGAAGTTCCAGTCCAGAATCTTCCCCACATACTGAACAGCTGTGCCATTAGCCAAAACTCGCACATCACGGCGAGGCACAATATCGCCAAAGAACGGTGAGCTCGTATAAAGAGGGTCGAACGCGCGATCCTCATTATTCACTTGCACTGACAACATTCCAGCATTGAACCGGTCAAGGTCACGGTTCTTACCGCGCGACAACGACAGGGCGGTCACTCTCGAGGTAATATCCACAAAACTCACACCACCGATAACAAACTCGGTTGAACCAATCACACCCGCAACAGGGTCATCCAATGTGAATGCTTTGCTCAGTCCCAGCTCAACTGTTACCGACACGGGTTACGCCTTCGCAAACACGGGGCCAGAGTTGCGCTCGTAGCGCTTTATAGAATTGACAACAATTTCACCGAGGCGAGCATCCGCAACATTCGCGTTGATAGTGATGTTATAGGTGCTGCCACCCCCGCCAAGCCTACTCAACGGAATAACAGCCTCCGGCCCAGCCTCACCAATCAGAGCCGTAGTCGGCCCCATCACAATCCCACCCTTAGCCATCGCCGGGATGTTACCGAAAATTTGACGACCCATCTGATCGGTGTAGAAACCGCGCTGAGGGGTGGTTCCGCTAATGAACGAGTCAGAAGATGTTGAGGTGCCTGTCCCCGGCCTCCTCGAAGGGCGGTCAAACAAATCGGATATTCCAGTAGTGTCAACCTCCGGGAACATCATCCCGTCATAAAGACCAATCAGGTTTAGCGGGATTTCCTGCAAATTACCAATACCCCGATAAATTGCTCCCAGCGCCCCCGGCAGTTTTCTGCCCTGCTCCAAAATGGTGTTTATAGAACGGATAAAACTATTGGCGGCAGTATTCAAAGCTGTAATTATAGAATTCATCGCGTTGACAAAGAACAACCTGATTCCACCGACAACCTGCCCGAGCCCTTCAGCCCAAGTTTCCGTAGCCTCAAGAGAGGGAACTAACCCGAGGGATTGGAAAAGGTCGAAGGCTGCCGGAAGCGCAACGGCGAGCATATCCGCAAAGAGTTGCAGAACCGGAAGCATTAACTCAATGCCCAGCATGAACAGTGGCAAGAGCTCCTCAATTAGAGGAAGTAAAGCCTCAATGACTTCCAAAATAACTGGTGCAAGAATCTCAAACAGGGTGATAAAAATCGGTAAAACGCCCTCAATGATGGGCAACAGTATTGCCATAGCCAACTCGAGTAGCCGCACAAAAATGGGCAAAGCCATCTCAATAATCGGCAATAACGCATCCACAACCATCATCACAATAGGAATGAGAGATTCCATCAGCTTCACAAACACTGGCATCACAGCAATCAGGACATCCGCGAACAGGGCGGCAAGCTGACCGATAACCGGAAGCAACGGCATGAAAGCGCGAAGCAAGGTCGGAATGGTGCCCGCTAGTTCCGTAATTGTAGGCTGTAACTCCTCAAACACCTCTGACAACATTGGTGCCAGTTCTTCAACAATAGGAATCAAAGATTGTGCCAACGAAGCCAAAACAGGTAGTAACGCCGAGCCTACTGTCGCCTGCATATCCTGGAAGGTCGCGGTCAGGATTCTTTGCGAGTTAGCCAAACCATCCGAAGTGTTCGCAAAGTCACCAGCAGTCTTAGCCGTGGACTCCATGAGCAGACCGTAACGAGCGACCATCTTCTGATCCTCGGTCATCTGCTCGCCAACAGCGATAAGCCCCTCACGCAGCGCGTACGCCTGAACTTCGCTTTGCAAAAGGTTGATACCAAAACGCTTTAGCGGTTCAGCCTCACCTGCAAGACCGGACTGGAACACCTGCAACGCTTCAGAAACATCAATGTTGAACACAGAAGCAAAGTCAGCGGCCCGGGTCGTTATATCGTCAACAAAACCCGTAACATCCCCACCCTCACCAACAACCTTCTCCGCAAAAGCCGAAAACCGAACAGCAGCCTGATTGAACGCCGACTGGGTTACACCAAGACGGCTAGCCGCATCCTCACCAAGTTTCGCAACACTGGCAGAAGCCGCACCATAAGACACTGCAACAGCGTTGAGCGATTCTTCTAGGTTCGAGGCGGCTGTAACGCTGGCCTTGACAAAGTTTCCGATAGCAGCAACAGAAAAGGCCGCACCAATAGCAACACCGATTCTGCCAAGTGATGACTTGAACCCGCCGAGCGCGCTTTCAGCCTGCTTGATACCAGTCGGGTCAAACTTCGAAACGACTGGGATATTGATTGAACCGCTCACCGAATCCTCCTGTTAACAATCGCCACATACTTCTCAATAATCCGGCGCGCAATCGCCACAGCAGAATCAGCCTCACCCCTAGCCGGCGGAATAACAAAACGACCAAGCCCGCCCTGAATAGGAGCCCGAGCGTTCAACGCCCGGATCATTCCCCGGCCCTGCGGTGTAGCACCAGAAGTCTTAGACCCGGCCAACTCCATAATCTCAAACCCGGCAACCTTGCCACGCGATCTAAACGACATCGACACCACCGGATAGAAGCCCGGCTTCTTAGCCCGCTTACCCAAAGGAGTGACAGTGCGCCCCGAAACACCAGCCCAAGAATAACGACTCCCCGAGGCAGACTTGGCAAAACCCGACAAGGGCGACTGTGTGGGAATCCCGCCCTGCAACTTCGCCACAATAGGCTTCAGTTCAGTACGCATCTCCTTCTGAAGCTCCTTGCGAAGATTAGGGTCAACCTTCCTCAGCTCAGAAAGAACCACCTTCAGATCGACAGCTTTGATAGTGAACTGGGCGGGCATAATACTTCTATTCTACCGCCGGCCCCGCTTACCGCTTTGGGCCTGTGCCCGCGCAACAATGTAACGGCTCATAGTCCACAACATCCGAGGCTCCTGCTCCATCAACACACTTGGAGCAATACCCGTTTCAACAGCTAGGGCCGCAATCTCCCAATGAAGGCTAGAATCACCTAGCCCCTTTATTTTTTTGGAGTGCCCTCAGACACCATCTGAACAGACTCGACCCACTTGTCAAAATCGTCAGCGGTCTGGCTGGTGCGCTTCAGAGCGTGCCACGCCAAGAAAAACATATGCGTTAGTCGCACTTCTTTTTCCAGACGGGCAACACTCAAGTCGAAGCGGGCTTCGAAAGCAATCAAATCCGAGGCAATCGCTGAACATTCAACGATAGTGCCGTCACTGTAGGTTACTTGTAGGTTTATGGGATTCATTGTTTACGCAGTTCCTCTAGTCACGGTGCCATCGGCCAAAGGCCATGTTACCGAAAGAGTAGCCAAATCGCCAACCGAAGAAGCAAAGGGCTGGTATTCGGTCACGAGGAATACACCCGAGTAGGAAGGGTTAGTTGGGCTGACAACAGTACCGTTAGGCACTACTACTACGGTTGCATTGCTGCCCAGAAGCGGGAACAGTGTTGCATCCACAGAAGCAGAACCAAAGTCCTGGTGAAAGTCGAGGGAAACGGAAGCATCTTTCAGTCCAGCAATACGCTGAACGAAGCTGTTACCGAAAGCGGTGGTTTCCTGCTCCGCTGCAGACACATCGAAAGTGACCGCGGCAATTGCAGAGCTGAAATCAGCGCCATTGATTTTGATGTTGTAATTTGTTGCCACGAATTTTGGCACGGTATCTCCTTATAGTGCGAACACGGTCACAGCGAAATCCGCTGACAGATATGTTATATCTCCAATTGTAACCGAGGTGATGTTGGTCATCTCGGCAACCCTAGTGTCGTAGGCGTTTCCGCCCAAAGTGCGATCCGATTCAATCGCAGTCTTTAGTGAGCCCGCGCCGGTAC